TTTACCAGTCACGGCTGTTTTTAATTTACTTCCAGGATTTGCAGCCCTGTAAGCTTTTACACCTTTCGCTGTCATTCCAGCTCCAGATTTAGTTTTTCTATAATTACCACCTTTTCCAGTGGTTCTGCGTATTGGGTTTTCTCTTTTACGTTTTTTTCTTGCCATAGTTACTCCTAATGTTTTCCATTAACTCTAGACAAACTGCCTTTTATTTCCGATACCTGATTATCAAGGTCATTAATTTCCTTCGTAAGCGAATCAAACTTTCTGTCCATCTTGTCGTCACTCTGATTCCAGCGGTTAATAAGCTTAATAACCATACCTTCCATGTTCTCAAGTGTTTCACTTTGACCTCTGTTTTCTGTCTTTAAATCTTGCAAACTTTCTTCCTGCGCAGACCCTCTTTTGTTCATAGAGTAAACCATATACACTAATAAAGCTCCTGCGACAGCGATCATACCCCCTTCTGCGTAAATCTCCATGAACTCCATTATCTTTTTCTCCGTACTTCACGATTCATAAAATAATTATGGTTAAAGTCATCTTCAGTTAAGATTACTTTCTTTTCCGTTTTTTCTTTCCCCAAGATAAGGGATTTAAGTTTAATTCTTCTTCGTACCATTTTAATTGCTCCTGCATTTTTGTAATTTTTACTTCCTCCTCTTCTATGTGTTTTTCTACAAGATTTGCAATGTCAGTATTAGCAAGTTCCATTCTTCGCTCAAGGTCTCCAATGCGATTTTCAATACGTATGTAGCCCAGCACAATAAAAGTAACTCCCACAATAATTTGCCCAAGCCATTTAATGTTAAGACTAATCCGATAATTATCATCAAGTTTAGTAACCCCATATGACCTGTACGTTTTATCATTACTCATATTTCATAACCTGCAATAGACCAACCTCCATCACATGATGCAAAAATCATAATACCAAATACAAATGCTAAAAATATTATTATCTTTATGTAATCGTGTAAATTGTCTGAACTCATGGTTTATAATACTTATAAAAGTCCTCAGGGTTTTCTGTATCTACTACAACAAAAATTGGACTAACAATACTATTTCCCGTACCAGAGCCACCAATAATAGCATATGCATATAAACCATTTTGATAAGGACTCTTGATTGTATCATTGTCAAATAAATGTAAAAAACTTGTGTCACTAAATACTGGTACAAATTCACCTTCTATTATTTCTTCTGTTTCTATTCTTCTGTTTTCATTATAATCTAAAAGCGTACCTACGCTACTTGTTCTATGTGCTTGACTTGGAAACTTGCCCATGCCATTTATTTCTACTTGTTGGTTATACCACATTGTAGATGCTTTAGTGATTTTTTCTAAATTTGCTTTTGTTTGTTTTGCTTTAGCTCCCTCACCGATACGACTAAAAGCAGGAGCGGCAGTAGTAGCCAAAGTAGCCATGATAGCCATGGTAACTGTAAACTCAGCAAGACTATTTCCTTTATTATTGCAAGTACAAAAGAAAATACAAGCACATTTTTTTATCATGCCCATTCATCCTTTTTCATTTCTTCTATAGCTTCACTATGTGATAACGCAGTAATACCACTAACTGCTATAACTTCAGCGTGTGTACCATCTGCTATAGGTAATTCATACTTAACACATACTTTTGTGTTATCACTATTCCATCTTGGACTACCAAGCTTTCCTAACTTAAATGCTGACTCTTTCCAAGTTGGATCTTGTAATGTAGTTGTATCTACTTCTTGCTCTGTGTATGTATACTCTTCTTCTACTTGTGGTACAGAATGAGGCTCTGCCATTAGTTTTTCAAGTAACTCGGCTTTAGTATCGCTTGAAGAATAATCTACGCTACAATCATCCATATACGCTTTTATTTCAACCTTTGTGTTATCTTCTGATGGGTAGTAATCGTATTTGTCTACCATTCTTTTACCTGTCTTTTCAACATCTTTATATGTGTACTCATTCCAAGACAATTTATCAGCAGTTTTTAGTTTACTTGGCAGTTTACCTTCGTATACTGCTTTTGTTAAAATTAAATATGTATTAGTCATTTTTGTGCTTTCCTTTAGAAAATTTATAATTTTTTTCTACTTCAGATGCTGATAACACTTTATTGTACACCATTAACTCATCTATATAATGGTAAACATAGCTATTACCAACTCTATCTTGACCTATGTGTACATTTCCTATTACTGCATTTGAAGTCAATACAGAACTTGTATCAGTATGTACAAGCGTGCCATTAAGATATATTTTACCTACTTCATTACTACCTACTGCTACATCTCCTGTTATAGTAAAAGCAACATGAATCCAATCTGTAAGTTTAGTAGACTGCATATGTGATGGTGGAGATGTAGGATCAAAAAAGTATTGCACTTCTGACGAACTTACTCCACCTAATTGTGCTAAAAATCTTATTTTAGCACCACTATTAAACAATTCTGAACTAAAAGAAAATTGCTTTGAACTATCACTAAAAATTTTACCTGTACCATCTGGGATTACTCCACCAACTTGTGGATATTTAATCCATGCCATAAGTGTAATAGGCGTAGCTCTTTCAAAAGAAGCTCCAAAATTATTTATAGATAATTTTTCTTGATGCTCTCCCCAAAGTCGTAAAACATTTTTAGTATCTGAAGTAAAGTAAAATCCAAGTGCATCTCGATTTGCGTTAAGTCCTTCTCTGATCGTTATAGAATCTGGATTTCCTTGTACTGTGCCATCGTTGCCAACGCCACTTCTATCAGTCCATGTAGTTACACCATCATTTCGCCAATATCCTAATAAATATTGTCTTTCAATTTTTAAACTTGTTATAGTAGCCACAGCAGTATTTGCAGTAAGTACAATCATTAAACCACCATAAGATGTATTAGCATAAACAGTTTCATTAAATGTTCCTGTAATTCCTGTTTTATAAGTTTCTTGCCCACCCCATGACTTTAAATCGATATTTCCTGTAGTTACTGAACCTTGAATACTTATTTTATATAATCTTGTATCGCTTTCAAAAGAACTATTTAAGGTTCTTATATAACCATTATTTGATGTTGCAGTTATTGATGTAGCAGATGTTCTTGTTGCGTTAGAAACTTGATTCCATTGAGTTGTATCTGTAAAATCATAACTACCACCTAATAAATCAGTTGTGTCTATAAATTGACTATGTGTAGTAGCATCTAATGCGACACCATCGTTAAATAGTTCTTGAACTTGAGTTTGATTTAATGCAGTATTAAATATAGAAAACTCATCATTCATAGATGGTGTTTGATATCCTGCATAATTACCTATTCTTCTAATGTTAGAATTGTAGTAATTACCATCGTTTGTGTCTGTTTCTTTTAAGACACCATCAACATAAAGTTTACTTTCATTACTTGAAGCACTTATACTTAATACATAGTGATGTAAATTTCCATCGTCTACAATACCCGATGCATCAATAGTAAAACTACCTGTTTGAGCAGGAAGGTGTGCATATAATCGTGTAGGACTTAAAAATCTTATATAAGAACCACCTCCATCTACTGCAAGTAATCTTGAATTTTCTCCTATATTTTTTCTATGCCAAATAGAAAAAGTAAACTCTGTTAATCCCTGTGTTAATCCATCTGGTAATAATACATAAGTATCAGCAGAAGCATCACTTGATACTAACATTTTTTGATTATATCTCATCAATGGTACTTGTGGTACTACAGGTTCATTTACAGCAGTATCAAAACCAGATGACGATATTCCTACTTCTTTAAGCGTTAAATTATCTACTTTTACGACACCATCAGTTGCTAAATTCTCTACAACTATAAAAGCATTTGTAGCGTGTCCTGCAACAAATTCAAATTCTTTTGTTACAAATGAAGTATTATTTAATGAGTTATATGCTATATCTGTACCACCAGAATTACTAATTCTTACAGTAAAAGTTTTAGAAGCATCAGTAGTAAGAAAATCACCTTTTAATAAATATGTTGTACCTACTGTTAAATCTGTAGTTAAATCTGTAGCATTTCTTAAATACAGATAAGCACCTTGATTATTATCTACTCTTGTAATTTTTAATGTATTAGAATCATTAGTAATAGTATTGTTACCATAAACTGCCCATCCATAAGTAGATGTGCCTTCAAATGTTCTTGCATTAGAATCAAATAACTCATCCCCAAAGAAATTTGTTTGTGCGTGGTTGCCCATGAGGACTTCTTTGATTGATATATCTGTCATAGTCATATTAGCATTAGTGTTATCAAATTGAATAACAAAATAAGTTTGAGATGCTACAAAATACCTTGAATAAGTACCCGCTCCTGTTGGAATAAAAGTTATAGCATTATCAAATGTACCTCGTACCCTTCCATTGCTATAACTATCTATAACAAAAGTTACTTTGTACAATTTGCCAACTGTTAATATGTCATTTTTTTGTAATCTTTTATCTTGAGCATTTACTACAGTTAATTTGCCCGCTGTAGTAGTATTGACATCTACACTACCATTACCTAAAAAAATCAACCAATTACTTGCATTATCAAAAGATGGATCGCCAGATATTTCACTACCTAAACCCTTTGCACTACAATCATATACTATTGATTGTGGACTTTCTGGGTTACCCTCAATCATAGGATACCAAGCTACAAGGTTATTCTGTACTGCACTTGGTGTGTTTTCTGGTTTTCTGTAAAGTTCAGTTACTTGAGATTCTGTAAGAGCAGTATTAAATATTTTAAAATCGCACATTTTACCACTAAAAAACTCTCCAACTGTGCCTAAATTATTTCTTCCACCTATAGGAAAATTATTACTTGTTCCAAAATTACTAAATGTTAAAGAAGATGTATCTCCATCTAATGTACCATCAAGAGTCTGAACATAGCCATTTACATATATATATATTTGGTCTGCACTTTCACTTACTACTATAGCGATATGTGTCCAATCAGTTGCACCATCTAAAAAAACAGCACTATTTGTTTGTGCATCAGAATTATTAGAGCCATCATGGTATCTAAAAAACAATTTTCCGTTAGTTTTTATTGTACCTCTTACTGTATTTTGTATTGAACCATTAGCACCTGTTCTAACCCCAAATAAAGATTGGTCTGAAGATGGTTGTCCGTCATCTGCTTTTAACCAAAGTGAAAAAGAATATGATGCTTGAAAAATACTTTCTAATGTATCTTGTACCTCAAGGTAATCAGTAATTCCGTCAAAAACCAAACTTCTGCCACCAAAGACATCTGCGTGATCTGCAATGTTAGCAGTAAGTTTAGGAGAGTTAGCGTATCCAGAATTAATTGTCGTAGCCATTATAAAAGCACTCCTGTGTTTGATAAAACTTTTTTAACTGATAAAGAACTAATGCTTATATCTGTTGTACTTGCATTTCTTGCTATAATAAGATTTGTATTATCTGGTACAAGATATATTGTATGAGTTCCAACTGTACTTGCTTGTCCAAGTACATATACATTCCCACCTCTGAAATATAATTGTCCTGCTGTAGCATCGCTAACAACTGCTACAATTTTATATAACGCACCAGATTCAAGTAAATCACCATCGTTTATATTAACACTTGTGTTTCCTGTGGTTCTTATTCTTACTGTTCCATTTTCTATTGTAGCACCTATTCCTGTACCAGAATCATAAGCAGGATCTAAAGCAAATTGATTTGTACTAATAATACCATTTTCAATTAACTCATCACCTAATATTTCGCCTGTAGTTACATCATCAGTACCATTACCTCTTGAACTATCTCCATCGAGTGGATAGTACGCAACGATGTCGTTAGTTACTTTTTGTACTTTTACATCATCAAGAAATAATCTACCTATATGTGCATTATCATAAGCAGTTGGTAAAAATTGTAAATGATTATTTGCAGTACCACATATAATATATATTTCTTGAAATTCCCATGTATCGTATTCTGCAACTGTTTTATCAATATTTCCTGCATCTGCTCCTACATTTGTAAAACCAAGACCAACAATAAAATCTTTACTTGTACTACCTGTTTGAGATTTTCTTACATAATAACTTATTTTATATAGTTCTCCATCTATAGCATTGCTACCGAGGTCAAACTGTGCATTAAAACGACTTGATGTACTTGCATCATTTATATCAATACAAGTTCTACCATCAACTGTAGCGTGTGATATTGTTCTTTCTGAATCAGAAGTATTTTGACTCCAACCACTTATATCAGAATCAAATGTACTATTAGTAACATAGTTCGCACTTAATGTACTCTTTACATCAGCAGGAATTTTTGAGTATGATGTAGATTCAAGGACAGATTGTATCTGAGATTGAGTTAATGCACCTTGCCATAATCCCACTTGGCTAATAAGACCATCAAAATGTTGTGTAAGTGAACCTGCTCTATTTGCTCCACCTATTGCAAAATTAGTAGTTGTTGCAAAATCAGCCATACTTAATGAAGCGTGTGAACCACTAAAAGAACCTGCAACTGCAATACCATTTACATATACAATTCCTGTAATTGTAGTGCTACTTTGTGACATCGTTACTGCAATATGAGTCCAATCTGTTGCTCCATTAGAAAACACAGCATTTGTAGTGTCAGTATCAATTTCACCAGAACTATTATTATTTGATTTATATAATAATCCAATTTTACCATCCGTTTTTAACATTACACGAAATCTATCTTGGTCTGAGGTTGAATCACTACCAAACAAAGCATTTATTCCAGATGGTTGTCCATCGTCTGGTTTAATCCATGCAGTAATTGTAAATGCACTTTGAAAAACAGATTCAAAAGTATTGCCTATTTCAACATGGTCAGATGAGCCATTAAAACTTGCACTACCATTCCCAATATTATCTGCTTGTCCTTCTTTAGCTACATCAACTGCACGAGGTAAGATTGGTGCATTGCCACCATATACTGATGTGGTAGTTGTTGCTCCTACAATTATTCCATCATTATTATTTTCAGAATCTATATTTACTTGTGGTTTTAAAGAAAAGTTATCAAGATAAATAACTTCATTAGCATTCATATTAAGCATTCCAACATAATTAACAGTAGTTGTAGTTGCTGTAAATGTAATTGATTTTGAAGTAAAACTTGTTTCAGTAACCGCTACTGATATAGCGGGACCTCCAATTACAACTTCTACAGATGAACCGCTATTTACTTTTGCATCAAAAGTAAACTTATATGTTGCTCCTACAATTAAATCTGAAGATAAATCACTTGCATCTTTAAGCCAAACATAAGCACCTCTTGCATCCCCACCGCTTGAAGGTCTTGTAATTTTTAAAGCACCAGAATCATTTTCCATCCCATTATCTGATGAGTATTTAACCCAAGAATGTGTACCACTATCAAATGAACTTGCATCTGCGTCCCATAACT